TAGATTATTAGCTACGATACTGAAAAAGATCATAGATAGACTGAGAGAATGTTTAACTAAACCTAGAGATAAATCAGGGTCTAACGAACTCGTTCACCTGAACTAGCACCACGCTATTATCTGGGTTGACCTGACGTATGACGGTATTCTTCAACCTGTAGTTATTGAGGTTTAAGTCCTCTGTATCAGTAGTATCAAATACTCTTATCAAACCGTTAGGGTAGTCCGAGGTAAAGACATAGCCAGCCTCTTGGCTCGTCTCAATCAGCGTTCCACTATACACCTGAGTAACGTACTCACCTGTTGTGGGGTTCCACCATAAGATCTTGATACCTTCTGCAAGGTCATCCATGTTTACAGCAGAGTTTAAGTCCTCTTCTAGAGTGCCTAGACCTGTATAAAAGAACATGTTCTGGTCCCAGTTTCTCCACTTTACCAGCTTATCAGCTTCCTCTTCCGATAGGAAGAAGTTAGACTCACCCCCCTCAGGATCAATTTGGCTATCTAGTAGAGGTGGTATTGTTGGGGCAATATCAGGATTACCTGGGTTTCTAGGATATGGGTCTGGATCAGGGTCTGGAAAGTTTACTGTTATCCAACTCTCTCCAGGGAGTCCCGCCAGCTTATTAGTGTTGATCTTCAGTTTACGCACAACATTGTTAAAGAGAACGTCTATCTGACGTACTACCTCTCTATCGATCTCATAGTCATGGTATCCTGAGTCTCCTCCGAAAGGTTGTTTCAGCTGAATAGTTCTATCGTTAAGGACATCAGAGACAGTATACTCCATCTCTCCGATATGCACTATGGAGCCACTTCTGACTGCATTCCAATTTGTATCAGCAGACTTGACTAGCTTACTACCATTGATGGCCTTTAGCGATCCAGCAGTATCTACGGGGAGCATCTCCCTCTTTAGGTAGTCCTTGTAGTTGTTCAGCCTAATCTCTCTGTTAGGATAGTACTCTTCTTCGATAAGAAGATCTAAATCCATCATGTTTGTATCACATACAGAGGATAATGGAAGGTCTGTTCCCACCTCTGTTGTAAACATTTTAAGATCAGAGTAGAGAAGTAGCTTATTGCTTTCTGCATAATGAGCTAGAGGTGCATGCTCTACCAATCCAGACTGCTCATATTTCGCATTGATCGCCAGAGAGCCGACCATATCCTGAGCCCCTGGAATCTCATTTTGAAAAGTAGATTCAGTAGGAGTTATCTCTACTAGGTACCTAAAAGCTGCGGTATCCGTGAAGGTCTGGACGAAAAGAGGTATTCCCTTCTTAAGCCATGTTAATGGGCTAGGACTACTCCTTTGCAGGTAGGCGTCATCTAGTACGACATAATTATCTGTGTCCTTAAGAAACTCGGCACTGTACATCTGGTCTTCATAGCTCAACTTATTCTGCGCTAAGGCAAGTGAGGCCTTATTAGAAGGCTTAGAGTAGCTAGATAGTAGTAATGTATCTGAAGAGTTAAGTACCGAGGTATTCGACAGATTGTAAGCTCTATACTTATACCCGATCGATAAGATCTGCTCATAAGGCTTCACTGGGGCTCGAGAGGCTCCAGACTCGGCATCAGCTGCTACTATATCAGAAAGTAATGAGTAGGGAGACACATCTCCGTTCACAGTATCAGTCGTGAATTGTAGTGCATCATAGAGCATACCGTACTGGCGGCTTCTGCTCTGGTAGTAATACTGAAAGCTGATTGTAGAGTTATTTGCAGGTATGAAGGTGATGCGGACATGGCCTAATAAGGGCTGCATGGATTCTACAGCATTAGGTACAAGTACCCCATCAAGGTAGACTGAGATGTCACCGATTTCTGCCAGTAGTCCTTCTTCGTCAAGAATAGGGTACTTATCCATCTGCCAGTCATAAGAGTCTCCTCTCATGCTTGAAGGCACTGCATAAGGCCAGTTTAATCTTGGGACGTAACTTCCTGCAGGTATGATTGAAAGGCAGGCTCCAAGGTCTTGTACGGTGTCTCCGGGTACAGGTAGCGGCACGGTGTCTACGCCACAAGGACCACAAAAAGTATTTTCGCACTCTATAAAGTAATCTTGTGTGAACTCAACAGGTAGGATACCCTCAGCCCAGTAGTAGTAAATCCTTAAGTTTGCACCAGCTGGTGGTTGAAAGTTAAGAAACACGATTCCTGCGATGGGATCAACGTACTCAACCCCATTAAGAACTTTGGACCCATTGACGTATAGGACAATCTCTTCAGCAGTAATAAGATCACTTGAGGAATTGAACATAGGGATGCTTGGCATCTGGTATGCGTTTGGAGCATCTGAAGCATTCAGGTAGGCTGGTAGATCCTGCGCGCCTTCAATATCCGAAAAAATTGGGGTAGCTGAGGGTGTTGAGAACTCAGCATAAATAGGTCCGGCTTCTGGCCACTCACAAAAAGTTCGCATATCCTCATACATAGGCATGAGTAAATCCGAAGCTGGTTGGTCTGCCACAACATCATCACACAGCTTATCAAACTCTGGGAACCGTCCATTATCTCCGTACTGCTTGACAACTGCGCCTTGGAACTCAGGGGTAACCTGGTACAGAGGATCAAACTGCAAGAAAAGATTTAGTATAATCCTTTGCGGTGTATTATGAAACTTAAACCACCCAGTAGCCTTAACACCCGTGTACACAACTTCCAGGCCAGGAGCTAGAGCACTCCAATCAACTCGGAAGTCTCCCTCTTCGTCCCAGTCGTACAAATAGCTGGCTAGGGTTATTACACAGATTGTTCCATCTTGCATATAGATGGTATTATTTTGATCATCGATCCAGTCTACTATCCCGGTCTGCCACCCTTCCTCAACTATAGTGGAGTTCGCAGAATCCAGAAGAAAGAAACTCATCTTGGATATAGCATAGATATTCTCCTGCATAGGAGAAAGGTCGTATCTCTGAGCGATGCCATCTTGTGAGGCACCAAAAACAAGGTTAGGGCAGTCATTGATATTAATCTTATCATTCCAAATAAGATTGACATCAAACAGGATATGGGCGGGCCTTATCAACTCGATAAAGAAGAAGAGGTCTTGGATAAGCATACCGATACTATTTGTAGATATGACACTATCCATGTCTAAATCGATCCAAATCTTATTGGCATCCTTGAGTGTGAAAAAGCTATTAGGATCTTTGGCTAGCTTGTAGGCTTCCCTTATAGTTACTGGGATGCCTGTGATATCAGTAAGAGATTCTTCTAGGGACTCTGGGTTAGACCCCCTAAAGAATGAGTCCTTTACCTTCTCTAGAAATGTGCGATACTCGCCGCTATCCACAAGGACATTAGTAGACCTATCACCTAGATAAAGAAGGGAAGCTAGCGTCTGCCATAGATACTCTGCCCTGGTATTCTGATAGTACTTATCCTCATTAACAAGGTTAGTGCCATCCTGAAGGAGCATAAGCTCCTCAGACCACGTTCTAAAGAGCGCTCCAATCTGACCCAGTAGAGTCTCAGGATAGTTACTAGGTAACGTATCATGCATCTCTTGGGCTGTTTGATTAGACAGTACTGAGAGGGTGCGGAGAAACTCAGCGTTGGTTCTAAACCTTAAACGCCCACGTTTCTCCTGCTGAGCAGCGATCCTTTCTTTATCTTTTATAGCCATTAACTACTACCTTACCATGGGCATTCTAGGCAAGCGGTAAAGGGCTACCTGAGTATCCCCCACGGCATCACTTAGATTTATCTTATTTTCCAGCTGCATATTAAGAGACTTAGATACGACCATGAGAAGTATCTCACCTCTTAAGAAAGGAGATGTTACGTTGGAATTAACCTTCACCAGCATCGGAACAAAAATCTTCCTAGGTGCCGGCTTCTGCATAGGCCTTGCAGTCCAATTTAAGGTATCATTGGCAGTCTGATAATAGGCTCTTCCCAGCCTATCCATCGTAGGGTCTGCAATAGTTAGCGAGTCTCCGACTAAAGGAGCATCCTGTAAAGGCATTGCTGTGAAACCTGATTCAACAAAGGCGCCGTCAAACCACAACCCATCTGGGTTAAAGAATGCTGCATTTGTTGTGATATCATCCGGAGTTGGAATGTGCAGGATAGGGTTACCGTAGTTTAAGCCATCTATACCGCCACCGCTACCATTATTCGAGATATACATCTGAGTAGGATTTTGCACTACGGAGAGGTCTACCTCTGAAAGGATACCATCAACAGTCTGATACATAGAGGATCTGTAGAAAGCCTGAGCACTACTAGAGTCTAGGCTATTAGGTAACGCCGTGTTTAGTAGCAGCATTGGCACTAGAATCGTACCTTGTGTTGCAGTCCCCAGATCTTCCAATCTGATAGTCAGGGTGTTTGTACCATGGCCACTAAGAACAGTGATTCTCTTAGTCTGAAGATAGGAGGCAGGGTCATTGTTTGTGTAGGCTTCTAGACTTGTGCTTTCAATGAACCAGCAATAGTTCTCATCAACTTCTTCTCTAGTACTGTACTTAGACACACCAAGAACGATGGCTCCTTCAGGAGCTGAGATTGCTACGGTTACACCGCTATTCTCGATACTTCCTGTCTGAGCTTCTACAAGGAATGACTGATAGAAGCTATCTACAGCACCAACCCTAGATCTGAAGGTAGATACAAAGCTATTTCTAAAGCTGGCTACGGATTCACCATAGTCTTCTCCGGTGATCCCTAAAACTGTATCATTGAAGTTGCTATTTGAGTCAGAGTCAGAGTTAACCTCACATACGATCTTCACGATATCTCCCTCATTGACCCTATAGGCTTCACTGAGTTCGATTATGATATTGCTCTTCGAAGGAAAAGCTTGACCAGCTATCTCTTCGCGGTCTCTAAGCTGGAAGATCCTGTAGCTGGTATCGTCCTGGCCAACAATAGCTTTTACACTATAGATGGTATACCCATTGTAGTTCTTAGGAACCCGTAGGATATTAGTAGTCTCCTGAGCCTGTACCCAATAGTCTAGCTCAACTAAGGAGCTTTTTAGCTGCTGAGTAGAATCTGAGAAATCTCTGGTTCCTGGAATTACCCTTACAGTATTATTGATTCCTGGCACAGTACTAGCAATACTAAGAAGTTCCCTACTCTCTTCTGTGTCATCGATACTGCTGAAGTAAGCAGTCAATGTCTCAGAGGAGCTATCAGAGTTACGTACTGATAAGGGTGTCGTAGGAATTGTTCTAAGACCTGAAACGCTGTAATCATTTCTTTGGGCTTTGATGACATATAGCAGGCCAGAGTAGTCCACCCCATATACCGCTTCCTGGAAGGTCACAGTTGTAGACCTCTTAGGCAGCTCAACAGACCTGTCTAGTATCAGAATAGCTATGGATGCCCCTATTTCGCAGTCTTCCACAACGGTATAAAGGGTTCCTGACTCATCACCAAATTGGATTTGAGTTCCAGCTTTAATATAGCCGGACTCCACAACAAATCCTGTGACTCTGATCTCTCTACCGTACTGGTCAGCGTCATTCCTCTTCTCAGTCGTAAGAGTACCTACATCCTGCCCTAGGATAAAGGAAGGCTGGGTATCTCCTACATTAGCAAAGATGCCTGGAATTGCGATACCGTCAAGGTCCTCATTGATTGAGTAGTTAGCTGAGTAGTTGGTACTATCAGCACTATAAAGTGTATTAGGAGTGGTAGCGAAGGTTAAGTCGGATTCCGTAGGCTTCCCAACACTCGCATCAATACCTGTACCGTCTGTGGCCGTTATAGTGATAGATGTGTCGCCATCAGCAACTGTGGTATCTCCCAAGAAAATAGTTCTTGCAACATATTCACTAGTCACATCACCTTGTGCCAGCTTTACAACACTTCTACTTCCTTCAAGACCTGTAAAAGGATCACTTACCAGATAGGTTGTACCTGACTGAGCACCGTTCTCTGAGGCTCTTTTAACTTTAGTTCTTAGTGTATCACCGAGTAGGGCATCAAGACCATTTCCCAGCTCTGCCGCTAAGTCTGAAAAGTTGATATTCTTTCTAATATCAACTATGTCAGACTCAATAATCTGGTTAGGGAGAGTGCCATCAGGTCGAACTATGTTAAGTTCCTGAACTGTGGAACCATTAATGTTCGATGCAGCATTGAAAGGGGCTTGGTTTCTTCTAGAGACCAGGAACATGGGCACAGCCCAACTATAACCATCAGTAGTATTTCTACAGCCAGCTCTCCAGCATCCATAGTCCCCTCTAGCGGCTCCCATGTTAACGAATTTGTTAGTCCCAGCATCAGCTATGTTACCATTAGGCCCGAGGGCTAGAACATATTCAGCTCCGAGTCCGGCCTCTTGATAGTTCGTAATATCAACGCCTTCAATAACCCTGATGCTATACTGAAGCTGGGTCCTAGTGGCTGTTTCAATATTAACATTAGGGTCAATGCTATTGTTGTTAGGGTTGGAGCTATTCAGTGCTCCGGTATTCCCTTCAAAGTATATCTTACGCTGTAGCTTATTCTTAAGCTCTGTCTGCTGTCGAGTCCAAGGACTGGCTAGCGCTGCATCATAAGAAACAACTGTGGCCTGCTCTCCTACTACCCAACCGGTACTAGAGTCTATGAAAGAAGAGCTATACAGATCGAAGGATACTGGCATGTCTTCTATAAGCCATTGAGCTCCACTATTAGAGGTGCTGAGAACTAATCCACCCTCACCGACGATCCCTGCTCTGTCTCCAAGTGAGAATATAATCTGAGTAATTTCGATATTGGAAACTGAGCCAGTATTAGTACGACTGGTGTAGGCCGTCTCAGTGAAGTCTAAAGAGGCCCCAAAGACCCTTAGGCCGTTCTGCACCAAGGCATTAATAGCGTCAACAAGATCCTGATCTGTTGGATACCGGGCTAGTATAAGTGATTGTGAGTAAGGAGTGCCTGTAGTTCTCTCTATATAAGTAAGAACTAGTGTTGTAGGGGTCACGACATAGCTAGCGCTGCTGAAGTATGCCTCTCTTTGTGCCGGTGCCCTATAAAGGTTTAAATTGATCTGGACTGGCTCTTCTCTATAGATAGAGACTCCATTGAGATTCCTAGTAATAGGAGCGTACTCTTCTGTTTCAGAATTGTATACTGCACTGCTGGTATCTGCCCAGGTTCTACCGCCATCAACAGATCTAAGGATGAGGCCACCGTCTCCAACAACCCAACCATCATTAAGGTTGACGAACTGTACAGCGTTTAGCTGGCTAGATACGCTCCGTCCAAGCTCTGTTCCTGTATCTAGGAAAATGGGTATACGACTCCAGCTCTCTCCACCATCTTGTGTTCTAAGGTAAGTTCCCTCAGACCCGCAAACCCAACCGACTATCGCATCATACATGAATATGCTGGAAAGGTTCTCAGAGGTACCCTGTGTGTTCACAAGCTCCCTAAAAGTTTCTCCATCCTCAGTCTTATAAAGGGCGCCGTTGTCTCCACAAATCCAAAGTTTGTTATCACCGATGATTGAGATCGAATTAAGATTTGAGTTTGTTCCTAGCCCTATCTTAAACCAAGTAACGCCTCCGTTATTCGTTTTATACAGAGACCCATTATCGCATACGATCCACCCAATACTGGATGTCTGCCACTTAATATCATTTATAGAGTAGCTAGTAGGTGAGGGTTGTACCACCCAGTTAGAGCCACCATCTTCCGTCTTAGCTAAAGATCCGTTGGTTCCAGCTGCCCATGCTACCTGTGCATCGATTGCATAGATTGTTTTGAGATTGGAGATATTAGATACAGTATCCGGAGAGGTTACTCCATCATTCTCTTCATCGATATTAGCTCTCCATACTTCTAGAAATACCCCGTCAATACGAGCCCCTTTAAGTAGTGGGAAGTTGCTAAGGTCTACCTTATTTACAAGAGGCGTTTGGTACGCAGTATTTGTAACTAGTATAGGCCAACCATTTACGATAGCTATCTCTGGAGTAGGTGAGCTAGGATCCTGTGTGAGGAAGCTATTAACTAGCGCAGGATCTACATGAGGCTTATTTGCGGTAAACCAACCTGAAGGCGTATCTGCAGATCTTTTTCTGTTCAGTAAGTCACCTAGCTCTTGAGCCAAGTTTAGTTCTGAGGCCAGTGGTGGTCTGCCATCGTTAAATACAACCTTATCGTAATTATAGCCTTCGGCCTCAAATACGTAAGATACCCCATTACCTAAATTCTGAGCCATTAGAGACCTCTCTTAATAGGAACCTGAACAGCTGTAGCATCAACTTGTATGCTATTCGCCCCGGCCCAAAGATGTTCAATCTGATCTACGAAGATATCACCTGACTTCTCTTCACCAGGTGCTTCAAATGTATAATATGCTGCGGAGTATTGTTTCAACTGAGGAGGTTCTGAGTCCCTAGTACTAACAATGATTCTTCCATCAGCCTGTATGTAGGCCCGGCCCCTTATCTGTGAGACTTCTAGAGAGGATTCAGCCATTACTAGCTGGATGCCATTCTCATATACAGTCCTAAATAAGTTGGAGGGTCCACCGTTATCCACAGTCCCGTAATTGAGTACAGGATCTGATGACACATATGATGTGATGCCACTATTTGAGTTCTCATTGTAGACTATGAAGTCTACAGAACCTAGGACATCATTAGGGATAAAGGACCCATCAGCTTTCTGCATCACGGACACAGGCAACAGGATATGATCTACTTCATCAATATTCTTTACTTTTGAAACAACATCATCAAGATAGAGCGATTGTCCCATCTGATTTTGGTTGATAAAATTTCCTAAGACAGTCTGGATCTTATTGATAACATCGATCTCTTCAGTATTGTTTTTTCTTATAACCTGAACAGAGATCTGAACCTGGTTCCTAACTGCAGCTTTTATCGCTACATCAGCACCGGCACTAGCAGTCTTCTCATCCTCAAGCTTATCCTTAACATCCTGCAGTACTCCATTAACTGAGTACACAATAGTGAAGTTCTGCCCACAGGAGTATGAAACATAAGCGATAGATCCGTTTCTTAAGGCGCTGTTAGGCTGAGATATTATTTGGGTAGCTGTACGGCCGTTACCTATAACTATGGAGTAGTCAACATCCTTATCGTACACCTGAGCTTGCTCGGGATCCGCCGATACCACAATAGTATCAGGATCCACTCCCATCTTCCGCAGGCTAACAGCACTTAGTGTTAAGAACTGGTGAGATTCGGCTGCAATAGTCTGCAGAGCTTCTGTAGGCCTGCCATTAAGAAAGACTATCTTGATACCATCACTCGCCTCAGTACTCCTTCCGGCAAGTAAAGGATCCTCTAGCTTGACAACACGGTAGTTCTCTGTAGGCAGTATTCCGTCTAGATCACCAGTTACGGAAACGACGCTCTCTAGCGGTTGGGTAGTAGTTGTGTATGTATCTGAACCTCTATATCTATAATCGACTTCAATAACATCTAGTGTGGCCATTCCGATCGCGATATTAGAGGAGTTCTGAGCTAGTTGCACGGTATCTCCATCGCCTGCACCCACAACGATTCCAGCCATATCATAGTCTTTGGATCTTGTGACGTTTCTGATCTTCGTAGCTTCAAAGATAGGGGTGGCTGCTCCGACCTTAGGATTTAAAGTCCTAAGTCTGAAGTAGGAAGCGGACTCAACAAAGAATCTCTCTCCTCCCTCGGTTCCAAGCGTAGAGGGGCTCTCGTACTGAAAGGCAAAGGTATCAGAGGTCTGGAGGCTTCTGAACCCCTTGATATACACGTCAACCTTCCCACCCACAACCTCTCCAGTGCTAAGGATGTCTCTCCTCATTAGGGAGTCGCCACTCTTTTCTACTCGGGCCTGCTCAACACCGCTAACAGCTAGGGATTCCTTCATATAGGCTCCCTCGGTACCGGTATCAAGTGAGACAAACCCCAATTTAGCTCTATTGGCTAATGATACATTCAGCTCAAAGTCTCTACCCCCAGTAGTAGGAGTGGTGTTAGTAACCTTAAGCTTGCTATCCACCCCAGAGACTCTTATGGTAATCGTACCGGCATTTACATTGCCATCTTCACCAGAGGCGAAAGAGACGATGTCTGCTATGACTTCATAGCGCTCTGTGTCCATGTTGTAAAAAGTGTCTTTGTTCTCAAATGGTATGAATCTTGAGCCTTGAACCAGGAATTGAGTAGATGTTGTACTATCCTCATCAGGAGCGCTAGCCACTACAGCCCCATCTTGAATCTCTAATCCATCGATAGGAATTTCAGGGGCATAGAATATTACCTGACCGGAAGCAGGTGATCCTGGAAGCCTTGTAGTATTGAAGTTTCCAGCGAGCTTGTCAAAGGACTCATCGATTATGGCCTGCAACTGCGAGCTGTTTGCGATCTTTAATGCCTGAGCTAATCGGATCTTTAAAGAGCTCTCTTCTACTGGGTCAGAATATCCATCACCATCGGCATCATCAAAGCCTACTAGCCCATCCCATGAACCAGATCTGAATACAAAGTCTTGAATGATGTACTGATTAGAGAACTCATTAGATACTGGATCTGTAAGATCCCTAAGCACACTGCCTGCAGCAAGATTCACCTTTGAGTTCTTACTAAGCATGCTACGAGACATGGACAAGGTTATATCTTGCATGTTTCTAGGAGGAAGATCCCTATATAGAGGTAGAAAAGTGACGAATCTTCCTTCCACCTCAGGACTGAAGTCGCTCTCTATGTTTTGTGCTAACTCATTATCAAAAACTACGGAGGTGACTACAAAGTAAAATACGGTTGTCTCATTATAGTTGATACTAGGCAGAGATCCATTATTGATCAATCTTTCAAAAATCTGACTATCTAGTGAATATCGAAACTCTGTTTCTTCACTTACCTGATACTCAATAGTATTGACTTCTGTGCCACCAGCCTTATTTACTTCATCACTTACTTCTATCTTTGATTCAACAATCTGGTAGGGTACTGTAACTAGCTCTTCATTCATCCGGGTATATCCGGACACCCCGCCACCAGCTTCTGTACTGATGTAATAATTTAGCCCGAGTAGGTCCCCTTGGAAACCTGCCATCTCAGGGCTCTTATTAACCACGGTTAAAGAAGTGTTTTTTCTCAGCACTTCAAGACCTGTTACCAAGGGAGCGCTAATGAGAATCTGCTCTTCTTCTACAAAGTATGTTACAATCTCTGAAGGAAGGCTAGTGGTGTTAGAGACCTCATCAATAGCATAGAATCTGAGTGATAGCTTCTTACCTACCTCTAGAGTCTCCTCAAGGTACTGACTATCAAAGGACCATGGAAGCATGGTCTCATTACCAGTAACAGGGGCTGTGAGTGACATTGCAACATAGGATATCTCTGCGGAGTACGAGGGCGCCGTAGGGTCCGAGCTTCCTTGCAGTGCATAGGTGTACCCTATTTTTGTTACATCATGTGTAACAGTACCGCTCACTACCTGACCTAAGTCAGAGGTGTAGAAGTTGTCGCTGCTGGGAAGTTGAATATTTGGTGCTTGTACCGACATCTTTATCTTACCCTAAAATTCTGGAGATCTACAAGAGTGTTAAACTCTATAGATAGCCCCGATAAACTGGTATACTTAACAAATGCTCTAAATACTGTAGGGTCGTCATTATCTCTTGTAACTTCGATAGAGTCTATCTGCTTGAGCTGCTCAATCACCCCAACGCTTGGGTTAGAATCAGCATGCTGTACTTGAGTATCTCTAAACTTAGAGATACTAGATCTTATTTCACTCTTTATCTCAGCTTCAATGTAATTCACGTCAAGTGCCTTCTGGCCTATCAAGGATCTGATATTGTTCCCCACCCAAGGATGGAATAGGTTTGTCCCTATATCAGTGATAACATTCTTTTCCATATTCTGTGCAAGCTGATCTAGGCCCTCTACAGTATTAAGGTTCCCTTTAGATCCGATTTTAATCTCATCAGTGAACTTAAATCCCATGCACTTAGGACAGGTGTCTAAAGAAGTAACATAATTAATGGTATATACGGGCCCTAGATATCTATCGCGCTTCTTTAGCACTACTATTCTCTGAGAATCGTAGGTCCCTGGCTCATCAGCGCTTGTTTCAAGAACTGCTATGTAGTACTCACTTTTTGGCACTAAAAGACCAAAACGATAGACTTCTATCGTCCCCTCACTCATCATAAGGAATCTAGGAACAAGCGTCTTCTGGTCGTTATAGAGAGTTACGACCTCTGCCTGGACACGGTGATCGCAGATATTCTGAATTTTTAAGTCTATTGTAGCCATTGCCCCACTGCCGAATCATTAGAAGATTATTACCTGGAGCTCAAAATCAGCCAATAGTGTTATAGTTCAAATCTTCAGATTAAGTAACTCATCTCTAGAGGCAATGATCGAATTCTTGTAAGCATCTGGCTTCGTGGAGGCCAACTTAACGAGGTTCTGCAAAGTGGCATTATAGGCTGATGCCGCCTTTGAGACTCTAGATGATGCATCTAGGGTAAGGGCTGTCGCAAAAGCATCTCTAAGCTCCTCGGCGGCCTCTCTGACTAATTCAGCTATGCGTGCTGAGTGGTTTACAGCCCCTGTGGTGAGCTTTATACTTCCTAGACTGGAGCCACTCCTAAGTATTTGCTGTATTAGACCTTCAAAGGCTTTATCAGGGCCACTATCCAGTAGTGCATCTCTCCGGTCATTAGCATTGTTCCTTATAAGAAGGTCTTTTTTAGACTGCTCCTTCTCTTTGCGATCCTTCTCATTCTGAGAGATTCTATCCTGCTCATCCTTTCGAGCTTTAGAAAACTCTTCGGGGCATATCTGCTCAAAAGCAGACTTCTCGGGCTTGCAATCAGGAACTCCAGGAAACTGCAACGCCTTGAGACCCTTAGCACCAGCATTAAAGACTTTCTCTGCTGCCTGAGCAGGAACTACTCCCAGGTTAAATATATTCACCACAGTATCAACCGTGCTTCCGTTAGAGCCAGGCAAGAACTTGACTGGAGGCTTTCCAAGAGCTGCTAACTCTGCATTTTTTCGGCATAGTGCAACACTGTAGTTTCCTAATTTATTGTACACCTCCACTACTCGCGAGTTATTTGCTGCGACTTCTGCAACAAACTCATTCTTCACCTGGGCCTCTGTCGTGGTTTTATCCACATAGGCCGCGAAGTAGGCAGACTCTAAGTCTCGTGCAGCTGATAGGGCTATGTTAGTGTCAGAGGGCTTTCCTCCCACATTTCTTACTTCTGCAACCCTCTTTTGGATATTTGCCTTCCTATATCTAAGGGCCAGTAGCACATTGGACAGACTAGTAGTCAGATCGGGTGACCCCCAAAGCCTGAGGCTAGGGAAGCATTGAAACTTCTCTATCTCAGGAGTGTTAAGCTTCTCAAACTCATTAGGGAATTGCTTAACAAACCTCTTTTTAAGTTCATCGAGCCTAGATCTAACTTCCTTTGTCTTTGAAAAAGCATCAAACTGAATAGGGTTTTTCACCTGTGCAGTATCTATGGCGACACCAATACCCGACTCAGTTATCTGGTACTCTTTTACTATGTCATAGAGCTCCCAAACCTGCTTTATAGCTGAGGTAACATCGCGAAGTAGTGCCTCTAGAGTGCTTAGAGCCTGAGTAATGTTTTTTCCTGCCATTTAAGACTCCAATCCTATACTAGCTCTCTCATTAATAATACTTTCTAGCTCTATTCTTTTTATCTCAATAGTAATCCTAGCCTGCTTAATCAAGTGCTGGTAACGATTGAGGTTCTTATGAATAGGCCTTATCCTGTCGGAAAGCTGCCTCTGTGCTAGAGTTATTGAAGGAATAGTGAAGGTAGTTCCCGCCCCTTCAATAAGGTCAGCGCTCTCAGCTAGGGCATCCTTATCCTGGTACTGAGTATAAACACTCGCTTTATTCTCTTTCTGATAGAGAGGGTCAGTTCCCAGCTGGTTAGGTGTTACTTTGCCATCTTTAAAAGATCCTGCATCTTGTGTAAGCTCTGGAAGAATATCATTTCTCTCCAGATACTGCTCTTCCATTCTTTTAAGATCCTGCATCCTATTAGTTAAAACGATAATCTCTGTACGCAGAGATTCTATACGCCTTGATCTTATAGCTAAGGTGCTGTCAACGACGCTAGCGAGCCTGTCAAGGTAAAGCTTTGATTGAGGCTTAGTAAGATCATCCTGTTGTAAAATGCCCATAGGGGGACCCCTTAATCCTTTCCGCCGCCAAATAGGCCGCCAATTAAGCTCAAAGTTTTCTCTACGGCATCTTTTGTTAGCTCAATCTGCTCTTCGCCCCTCAGCATCTGAGCTTTTGCATTAGCTAAGGCTTTTGAGGGCTTTAGTGCATTCGTTTGTTCATCCGTCAGATCAAAGGCCGATGAAAAGGACCCAACACTTGGGACCCCTGAGAGAAGCACAAAACCACCATAGATATCACAGATAGGAGCGCCACCTGTATCGCCACCAGTAATTGCTTCCTGCAGGTCCTCTGGTATCGTGGCTTGGTTTAGCCTTTCTGAAAACCCCTTCATGCCACCTTTTTCAGGTGGTACCCATAGGCTTAGAGCGGAGCCACTAAGCTTAAGGCCCTCTAAGGACTCTATCACTTTTTGAAGAAGTGATATAAGTGTTCTGGTGTCCTCCAGGAAGTCCTTGATTCCATCCAGGAAGCTATTAAAGTGGTCGTTACTAGTCTGCACTAGACCCCACAAGCTTTCCACTAATCGGGTTAATCCCTTAAATGCCTGATCTAAATCAGGGCCTAAAAGCTGCCTCAGGGTAGCATTCTCCCAGTAAGGAGGGCTTCCCGAGGGTATTCCAGGTAACATGCCATCAGGTGTCTCTAGAAACTCTGAGAAGTCACCAGGCGGTAGGCATACCTCAACCTTAGCACTTGCTATAGAACTAAACATCGTCCCATCTACGAACTCTTCGGGAGCAGTCCCTTTGTCAAACAGATCCTCATCCTCGAATACGGGCAGTACCTTATAATAGTATGTCTTACTCTGCACCACCTCAAAGTCTATGAATTCTAGAGCCCTGGAGTTAAGTATTCCTGGAGGATTTGAATCGAATATGACAGGACGTCCGCCGTTAAAAGTAAGATCAGTGTACTCGTATACAAAGTCCCCGCCGCTCCCATCAGATGCCTCAGGGGTCCTTAGGGGCTCTCCAGTCTCAGGGTCTATTATCTTAGTACCCTCATAAGAAGAATCCCTAAATATCTTATACCATCGCACACCTACTAGTCCCTGAGGTGCATCCCAGAGAAGCTTTACACCTGCGGACTTAGGATCTATTGCGATTTCCTCAAACAGTCCTACGTCGTCCTCTGGATTCCAGTACTTATAGGTATCTTCAGCTTCCTTAAGCTTGTACAGCCCCGCTAAGGCTTGAAGGGCTTTTGGTGGCTCAATTTTATCTTCGCCATAAAGCCCCTTAATAAACTTTGAAAGTACCCTCAGGTCTTTTATAAGACTGCCATAATTTGACCCTGCAGTAAGCGCAAATACTATTCCACCTACAATATCATCGTTCCCCTCGAATACAGGCCTGTTGGGGTCTTTCTTATTAAACAATGCGTGATTCACTTTCTTAGTAAAGGAGGGAAATCCGCCGCCTGGCTTATAGTTAGGATTTAGAGGAGACATATCAGGAACTACGGGTAGGATGTAGATCCCTGTACTGGAGATACTAACAAGCAGAGCACTTATCTGGTCCAGCAGAGTCTTTATTGCAAATTGAAGGGCCTTGTACAGATTATTGTAATCTGATTGGAAGGCATTGATAATCTGTAAAAGAACATCAAGAACATCCACAATAGTTATAAGTGAGTCATTTATACCACCTAAGGTATCTAACCCCTTTTTAGGGTCAATAGGAAAAATATCTATCAGGGACTCTAGGGGGTTTATGGACCCTGCCTTACCTGCCCACTTAACATTTTTACTACCTGCTCCATCTTGCTTTACGGAGGAGTCAGGTGTGACAGGCACATCCAATGGAGCATTTATGCTTTGGGCAGCAGACTGAAGAAGCTTTGAGCTGGAAATGCTTTCAGAGACACTTTTGGGAAGCGTAAACTTACTCTCTAAATTGGTATCAAAATTTTCAGCCATTAAAAGTTCCTTCTCTGCTGTTCTTCCACAGATTTTATTAACTCTTTATTTTTAATCTCAATAACCTGGTCCAGCACTCTCTGAGTATCAGACATAACTTTATCTATGGGGTTTGGGAGCTCTCTCACACTCCCCCACTGTAGAGGCTTCATTCTTCCTCCTCTAATCTTTGCTTATAGATCTTAATGAAGCTGCAAGGACCTTCACCCTTATGGACAATCCTATCCAGCCAAAGATTACGATTCTCATTTAGGTCTTCTCCATCGGGTCCAACGCTAACTATATTTTGAGACTCCCGAAGATCATAGAACTCCCTATTAGAAATTAGCTTAGCATCTCGAGTAGAGGTGTGAGCGATAACATCATCTAGATTATAATCTGATATCTGATGAAAAGCGATATCTGACTTTATCCCATAGTAAATAGGGATGGTTAGGGCGCCAACTACAGCGCGGTCCCTTTCCCCTAGTACACCGTATGGATATAGGAGGTCAGTAGTCCCTGCATTCAGTATACCCCAGCCAGGTAGAAGGCTGATAGCATCCATAAGGCTGCCCAAACTTCCATAATCTGCAAAGGATAGGCTCTGAGGGGCTCCTCCAATATAGAGGTCTATCCCCGTTTGCGTTATAGCGCACTCCTGTCCCGAGGATGTGGGTATAAGACCAAATGCCGCCTGCATTGGTATAGAGGATGTGCTTGAAGGTGAATATGGTAGTACTGAGAAGGTAGGGGAGATAGATCCCGAAGCGATGCTGTTGTAGGTTCCATTATCCATATTACTGGGAGACCTTTCATCCTGACCAGGCAGCGCCACTGCTTGAAAGGCACCAGCAGTTCCGAAAGTAATTGCCGATACAAGCTGTGCTACAGTCTGATAGAGGGGTAGGCTAAATACCCGTGTAAAGGGAGGTGCCGCGGAGGGTACGTTCAGACTTATGGAATTCATGGCTATCACTACATTATAATCAAATATCGTACCTGTGTAATTTATGGTAAATGCTGTGCTAGGGCTCGAAGCTGTATCCCAGGCACCCTTGACCTCCTGGCTAAACTCTCCAATAGTGTTAGAGTCAATGTATATAGGAGGGGTATAAACTGATACACCATCTACAGGGAATGATGACCCGTCACCGTAAAGTATTCTAGGATCTAGCTCTATCCCCCTCGTGGCTAATACCATAGTTTTATTGCTACCTGCGGCTATAGAAGCTTTTAGGTTCTCCGCTAGAATAGCTCTATTATTTGCCACCTGCTCAAAAGTCCATGTGAACCTATCAAACCCAGTGAGGGCTATAGATAGTAGAGCCTCATTATAGTTATAGGAATCTAGGTTTTCAGCAATTATAACACTGTACTCTTCGATGGCTATAAGAGCATTCTCATAAGATATCTCAATAGCAGGGGAAGCTGTTGTCTCATTAGCTATGACAACGGCTTGACTAAGGGCTTGGTACACAGCGGCTTGGGCTAGAAGTACATGCTCCTTAATTGAGTTACCAATAGCTATCCATCTTGCCTTATAGGCAGCACTGCTTCTATCAAGCTTATAGGGAAGTGCCTTCATCTCCTCTAATAGTCGCAGCTGCATAGGACGATCAACCTGCTCTGCTGCAGTATTCTCATCAGCATTAAAAGGTGTGTACCTTGGAAAGAACCACGTACCCTGTGGCACCCCGGATCCGTCAGTCCACCCTCTAGGGAATCCTAAGGATTTAGAAGCATTCTTAGACACACTAACTAACCCTATGCCAAGTAAATCTACGGTTGTTGTGGGCTCTGGAAATCTGAACCAGGTCTCTTTTCTACTAGCTCGAATAACAAGACCTTCTCTTACCCCCACATACTGCTTTAGATCTACTAGAAGGATGGGCCAAGAGGCTGAGGCTGTTTTGGAAACATCTAGATTAGAGTCATAAATAGATTCTACATCTACCTTAAAGCTCTCCCTAAAGTCCTCATCAGCGAGTAGTGCTGACTGAAGGGTCTGCAAACTAGCGGGGAACTCCAGCTCTGATAGATCTATGTCGATACGAGCCCAGAACTCCCCGCCATCAGGGGACCACTCTATCACGAAGATGTTAGATTCTGAGACTATACCAGTAGCCGTGTATGCTAGTGTTATAGGACCTTTCTTCTTTCCTTGTGCCTGAGCACCCATAAATCCACGAGAATCTTCCAATGGGTACGTAGGAGCTTCTTGCCTGCGGACTTCATACTGAAATCCTTTATTAGGTACCGGACCAACCTGAGGAACTATCCCATTAAATTCAATCTGATTTAATTCTTGCATTAGGGGGTTCCAGAATACCGTGGCAGTTTCTATGCCTTCAAGCTCTTCTGTCAAAATTATAGTACTGTCATGCACTACCTGCTCGACAGTGTACCAGGTATCTGTCTGGTAAGGTCTGATCTCGTCACCTGGGTGTATGTTACGCGCTACCCATTCTGGTTTATCCCCTATGACGTACCCCTTACTATCATAGTTATAGAAATTGGCCTCTCCGTAAGAGAGGTACTCCTTCTCAAATCTATCATCAGGCTTTAAGTCTGACCTGTCCCACCCCATAGGTAAGAGCTTACTGGTGCCAAAGGTGCATTGCTGATCTAGGTCTCTCTGGGTGCTGAAGTTATAACGATCATCAGCCTCAAGATGATAGAACTCGTTGTTACCAAGGTTCATGCCTTTAATGGACTTATTCTCTTTGGCGAAGGCAGCCATTCTATCAGTGTAGTATTGATAGATCTGTCGGTATATCGCAAGTTTTATCTGCTCATCACGAAGAAAGTAGTAGTTGTCCTGAACACCGCCTGAGGCATTACCCTGATCTGGTGGTAAGTTATTCTCTACCCCCTGAGTAGGAGCGCCCTTTCTTTGTGATACCATTTCAAGGATCTTAGGAATAGCTACCAGGTCCAAGAATCCCGCCTCTGTCATAGCTTGTACAAACCATTGATCAGGGTTGAGGTAATTTAGAGATACCTTAAATTGGGTCCCCTTACTAGCTGCTACAAAGTACTTAGCCGCTATAGAAATCTCTTGATCGATCTTATCTCTAAGGAGGTCTAATCCCTGGTATGTGAGCTTAAATCGGTCACCCCTCAATAGATAACTTGAGAGAACTATAACTCCATTCACCGCGGCAAAATCACCCTTGCCTTCAGAGGCCCCCTGAACTAACGGGGTATACTCAGTATCATCTTTCCTCTTTCTTAACACCTGAGGACTGATCTTCAAGTTATAAGGAATAGGTTGAGTAGTCTCAGCCTCTCCTAGGGTATTTAAGATATAGGAGTTCTTCAGGTCTGAGCCCTCAGGTACAATCCATGAAACGCTGAAGGCTTTTGTGCTAGAGCCCTCTGGTAATATCTCAATAGCATCGATAACTTCTTGTATGGACTCTAGACTTTTGTAAGCAATTGGATCAAACTCGGTGATCTCGCTTCCCAGAGTCTGCGTCAGAATTATAGAGTTGTTATCGATAAATACAGTTGCAAAGGCATTGTCATCACCTGCATAAGCCTCTGACAGCTTTATCTTAAGAATGCTGAGAGGTGTGCCCAGGACAGGGGCAGCAGCTATAAGCCCATTGTCTCCCTCAGAGAATAGAATATGAGTACTGATCTTCACCTTCCCAAGGGAAGCATTACCGCTGAAGATCGCTTTCTTTACAGAAGGTGATACCTCTACAGATGTGGAGCTTCCATCTTCAGCTAAGGTGTAGGACACTACTGAGTATACTTGGCTATCATCAATGTTGATAAGTTTGCCTAGGCTAAGGACACCCGCGAGATTTCCAGAGAAAGTGATGTTGGAGTTATTTATGGCTATGGGAGATATGGAGTACATATCCTCAGAAAAGGATACAGCGCTATCAGACACTGATAACGACGCATCTCTTAGATCGCTAGGGAATTCCCCATAGATCGTAACTCTTGTATTGATAGCATCTACCAGTTCGACAGATTTGATCTTAAAATAAAAGAACTCTTTTGTATCACGAGCAAAAGCACGAAGAATTCCATCTACAAAAATCTCAGTAGTCGCGTCTTTTCCCTCAATAAGAATAGTGTTCCCACCTGAAGGGCTTATATGCTGTATCGTAACTACTGGGGCATAAGGAAGATTGGCTCCGTTATATTTATAGGTAGAGAGGAGAACTTGTTTTGAACTAAGACCTACAGTATTAACACTACTGTCAAGAGTGAGTAGCTTATCTGCGTTACCAAACTCAGCATTAGTTAGGTCTAGGGATTCTCCCGGGATAATGGCGCCGCCACTACCCTCCCTCTCTAGAGTTTTTAGGTACTCTATGTTACTAACTAGAAGCTCTGACTTATAGCTATCTCCACTAGAGATAGATACAGAGGGGTTTACATATTTTACGACAAGCTTGTCTTTACTTATAGAGAACGATGGATCATCTAGAATTTTAAGGTCGTACGCGTAGTCACCTTCTTGGGCCGTGACCACCAGAACTTCTAAGGGAGAAGCAGGGACATACTCCATGAAGTAGCCACCATCGACCTCTAGGTCAGTGAGAAGCTCTATGATACCTGTTAAGTAGC